CTATCAGTGGTGCTTTATCTGATTTGTGGTTAGTATGTTCATCTATAATATCAATATTTCTATTAAAGAAATCTGCTATTATCAATCTTAGTAGTTTAGACCTGTCTTTGCCTAGTAATTGCTGTAGTTCTGTTAGTAGCAGGTCGGTATTTAGGTCTATTTTAGCTTTAATTTCTATTGGGTAATTACTTCTTCTTTCCATAGTTTAGCCTTTAATTGTATTACAAATTTACTAATATCTTAACAGACTTCCAAATAAATAATTCACATTCTTTAATAATCATATTATAGTGATTATAAGTCAATTAGAGCCATTACATAGCTTTATAAATTATAAAAATTAAATAGACTATAATATGATAAATTACACTATTCCAAAGGACATTGAAAAGGATGCTAAGGTATATATGCAGAATGTACTGGAACAGCTGGATAGTACTGGTATGTTAGAGAATGTGGATAGTGCAGCTTTAACAATGCTGGCTAGAAACTACAGTATGTTCATTAAGGCATCCAAACAGTTAGAAGATGAAGGTTTGACTGTTACCAGTGATAGGGGTAACATTGCACCGCACCCAGCTATTAAGATTGCTAAAGATGCTCAAACGCAAGCTATGAAAGTTATGCTGGAGTTCGGACTAACAGCTAAGGCTAGAACTAAATTGCCTAAAGTAGAACAGGACGGGTATAACCCATTTGAGCAGTTTATAAAGGAAGGAAAGGAAACTAGGTAATGAATACCAAACTTTACTATGAATATTGTAGTAGGGTTCTTAATGGTGAAATAATAGCTGGTGAAACAATTAAGCTGGCTTGTAAGAGATTCCAGAATGACCTTAAAAGGGATGATTTGGAATTTAAAGAGGACAAGGTAGATAGAGCCATTCTGTTCATTAGCACATTGAAGCATTATACAGGTAAACATTCTGGTAAACCATTCACTTTAGAAGGATGGCAGCAGTTTATAATAGCTAATATAGTTGGATTCTACTGGAAGGGAACTACTACCAGAAGATATACTAGCAGCTATATAGAAGTAAGTAGAAAGCAGGGTAAGACAGCTTTAGCTGCTGCTTTATGCTTGTATTATTTAATAGCTGATGGTGAAGATGGTGCAGAAGTATTACTGGCTGCTAATAGTAAAGAGCAGGCTAAGATAGCCTTTGATATGTGTAGCAAGTTTAGTAAGGGATTGGATTCTAAAGGCAAGTATCTTACAGCCTATAGAGCTGATATTCTGTTTAACCTTACTAATTCCAAGTTGAAAGTATTGGCTGCTGATGATAGTAAGCTGGATGGATTTAATGCCAGCTTTGGTTTATTGGATGAATATCACGCTGCTAAGAATAGTAAAGTACGTGATGTTATTAAGTCCAGTATGGGGATGAGGATGAACCCGCATCTTTGTACTATTACTACTGCTGGCTTCGATAAGACTTTACCCTGTTACCAATTAAGAACCGTAGCTATAGAAGTGCTTAATGGCTTAAAGGTAGATGATGAAATGTTTATAGCTATCTATTCTTTAGATGCTGATGATGATTGGAGAGATGAAAAGAACTGGGTTAAATGTGCACCAAACTTGGATATTACAGTTACTTCCAAATACATTAGAGGACAGGTACAACAGGCAATAAATAACCCTGCTGATGAAGTCGGAGTTAAAACTAAGACTTTGAATTTATGGTGTGACAGTTCTAATGTGTGGCTACCAGAGGACTATATTATTAAGTGCAGTCAGGAAGTAGACCTTAATAAGTTTGCTGGTATAGATTGCTATGTAGGTGTGGATTTGGCTGCTACTTCGGATTTGACTGCTGTAGCCTACTTAGTAGTACTGGATGGTACTTACCACTTCAAAACACATTACTATCTTCCAGAATCGGCATTAAAGGATAAGGCAGATAAGGAACTTTACAAATACTGGAAGCAGCAGGGGTATCTTACTGTTACCAGTGGTAATGTTACCGATTATGACTATATAACTACTGATATGCTTAGATATGCTGATGTAGTTAATATCCAGTCTGTAGGATATGACAAGTATAATGCTACACAATGGGCTATAGATTCTACAGAGCAGGGACTACCATTAGAAGAATATCCACAAACACTAGGTAACTTTAATATGCCTACTAGAGAACTGGAAAGGCTGATACTATCTGGTAAGGCAGTTATTGATAACAATGAAATAAATAGGTACTGCTTTAGAAATGTTACTTTGAAGTCTGATTATAATGGTAATGTTAAACCGAATAAGGCAGTAGATAAGAAGAAGATAGATGGAACTATAGCAATGATACAGGCTTTAGGTATGTATCTGAGAACACCACATTACACAAATGAAATACTGACTATTTAATGGGAATTTTTACTAATTGGTTTAAAAAGAAAGAACCAGAACAGGAAACCAGAGGGTTATTCTGTGATTCCTTAATGTATAATATGAATGGCAGCTATACCACTAATAAGGCTATGTTATTATCTACAGTCTACAGGTGTGTAGATGTTATTAGTGATGCAGTAGCACAGCTTCCATTAGAGCCATATTATATTACTGATTCTGGTTATAAGGAGAAGTTTATTAAGCATCCTACCTACTACTTACTGAACAAAGAGCCGAACAATAAGATGAGCAGGTTTACTTTCATAAAGACTTTGATAGTAAGCACACTGCTTAAAGGCAATGGATATGCTTATATAGAAAGAGATGCTAAAGGAGATGCAGTAGCACTTCATTATTTACAGCCAGATTATGTTACTATTACTGAACAGAAGGACGGAATTAAATATAGTGTTGTAGGTATTAAAGGACTGGTAGAGCCTTGTAATATGATTCATATACTGAACTTTAGTTATGATGGTATTACTGGAATCAGTACTTTACAACACGCCAGACAGACTTTAGGACT